TTATTTTAGAGAACACCCTAACATAAACTTCTCAGGGAATACCACCAATGGCATAAACTTATTTACAACATCAATAGTAATATTACCACCTCTCTGCTCGTCTCTCTCTCTTAGATATTTCCAAGTCTTCGTAGGAGAAGCAAACCACACGATATTTAAATACCCTGCACTCTCTCTTCTATTGTTCATAGTGATTTTTACTCTTCCATCAGGTATCAATACCCAATGATATCTCGCTCCAATAGATGGAAATCTATCCAATACATCCCATCTCTTAAATCTAATAGTCTCACTACCAAATCTAAATCCTGCAAAACCAAATGAAATAAGTTCGTTAGTAATATCTCTCGTAGGGTCAAAAGTCATTGTGCTATTAGCATCAAGAATAGACAACAATTTAGAATATTGCTCATTAGAAACTCTTAGCGTAGCATTTTTAATCTTATTCTGACGCATATTAGCAAACAAGTTCATCAAGTCCGCCTTTGTCTCTATATACCCTAAATGTTTCGTTCCTCGCTTCTCAATAGTCTCAAAGAATCCCTCAGTACCTCTTGTTCCATTTCCTGCTTCTTCCTTAGTAAGTCTCTTAGCAAAGGCAAAGGTATTTTCAGTTTTCAAAGTAAGTATCTTATGCACTTGGTCAAGTTTATCATCAAGATTATACTTGTTACCACCAATAGCCGTAAGTGGCTGTGCGTCGATACCATTTACAGAGTTTGCAACTTCTGTCTCCTCACAATATTTATAACACTCAGAGTCTTTAAACATCGTGTTTTCCCTTGTAGGTGAATAAACACTATACCCAATACAAGGTGCTAACTGACAGTGGTCAAGGTTATTACCCATAAAGATAATAGTAAGGTTATCACCATCTACACCTTTCCAATTTCCACCTACTGGCGTTGCTGATAAAGTCTTTTTATCATCAGAAATAGCCGTTACTACACCTACTGCCGTCTTACCATCTTTGGTAAATACACGAAAGTGCATACCTACTTTTACCTGTAACCACTTAGGCTCCGTAGGTCTTCCCTTATCAATATCCGCACTATCAACAGGTAATGCCGAAGCATTGATTTTAAAATCATTGCCCGTCTTTGTAACTGCTCCATCTCCCGAAATAATAGTAGGGTTATAGTTAGGGTCTTCCTCTTGCCATACCACTTGGTCAGCAGATACCTTTAACTCATTACCCATAGCCATTAATTCCGCCAAAAGGCTATCCTCCAAGATTTTCTCTTGAACTACTTTTCCTAAAAACTTAGGATTTTTAGAATTTAACAATGCCGACAATTCCAATTGCGACACTGGTGATTGTTTCCCATCCTCTCGTGGCTTCAAAAAATAAGCCACATTATTAGTTGTTAATTGTACTGACATAACTTAATCTTTTAATCTTTTTTTATTCTATCTACTTCTATTAAACCACTCTAAAAATGCACTCTCATCATTAGGGCTACCGCTCGATACAGCTTGGTAATTGTCAGTTGTTACATTCCTTTGTCTATTGCTTCTAGCAACTCTATCATTCAAAATCGCTTGCGTAACAATATGGTTAATCAGTTTAGCCCTCGTAGGTGGATATACCCACGCACTTAACTCTGCCCAACCTCTCGGGTCTCTCAGCCTTCCGCTTCCGTCCTCTTCAAAGTATTGATTCACTGCTACCCCTATATCCTCGCTAACTCTCTTCAAGTCAGACTTAAACACCTCGTCAGGTGCATAATCTGCCTCTATACCCTCAATATCATTATTTATATCAGAGAGAGTTTTCAACGATATACCGCTAATGTTAGGTAAAGTCTTGTATAGATGTTCTAAATTCTCTTTCTGAACCTTGTTTCTATTTTCCATAACAAGATTGTCATACTCCTCAGCACTCATATACTTAGGAATATCACTACCCTCCATTGATGAAATCTTAGAATACTCCTCATTATGCCATTCCTTAGCTTTTTTAAGAGTCTTATTCCTTAGAGCTTCTTTCTCAGAATACTCATCTTCATCAAAAAAGTCCTCATCAAAATCATCAGCCTCTGTATCAGGAAGTTCCATCTTCTCCATCTCATCATCTATTTCATCGGCACTCATTTTCTCTTTCTCAGATAAATAGCGTCTTAATAAATCATCCTCAGAAATATTATCTACTCCCTTTTCCCAAAACTCAAATTCCGAATAATCCTCCTTGCCCGTTTTCCTTACAAAATCGTTATACTTTGCAACTTTCTCAGACGCAAAACGATATGTTTCCGAACTCGCAGGCTTCTCCGAAACTTCCTTAGTACCCTCTTCTTTCGTGGTATCACTTTCTTTGTTTACACTTTCGCTATCTTCAACAACACCTTTATTATCTTCTGTATTTTCCGTAACTTCTACATTGTCTTGTGGTTCATTACCATCAACAGAAATAGGCTCCGCTGTACTAATAGCGTCTAATTCTTTTAGAATATCGCTGTCCATCGTTATAATAATATTTTAAACAAAAATAAATCATCGCTATTCCCTATTGCAGTTTGCTAAAAATAAAAGAAGTAGAGAATAAATCCCTACTCCTTTATTATAATACTATATACGACACGCAGACTCTTTTATTACCCCCTTGTCCTTAAATAAATCTATAATATGCTCATTAGACATCTCATTGAAATATCGCTCTACATTTATAGCCTTACCACCCGTAATATCATTTATTACACTATCAGCAAATTCTCCAAACTTATCCGTAGCCGTCATATCCCTATCATATCGCTTGTCAAAACCAAAACGCTGTCCTACCTTAGCTATTAAATCACTAAACCACTTCTTGAACTTATCAATAGCCCTACTCGGCTCTTCCTCCTTATTCCATTGCATAGCCTCACCCTTATTGCCAATATAGGTATTCATAGCCTCACTATACATTTGCTCCTCCGTAAGGTGATTATTGTTACCCTCTTTCTTCATCTTAGATACCATAGCCTCCGCTGTCTTCGTTTGCTTAAATAATTCCAATCCTTTCGCCCAAGATTTCGGAAACATCTGCTCCCATAAGTGTGAAAACTCGTGAATAGCAGTATTATAATTCAATACATCTTCATCAAAATATATATCACCATTAGGGAATTTAGCACCATAAATATGCCCATCAGAAGTTTTAAAATATTTCGCCTCTTCATTTCCTGTTCTCTTAGCAAACTCCCTCTTATCAAAGAATACCCTACTATTCTTAAAAGATGGATTGTTAGATAAAAACGCTTTCGCCTTATCTATAAACTCCATAAACCTACCCTTTTCTACTTTCCTAAACTCCGATTTTGTAGCGTCCGATTGTTTTTGAAATTGAACATCTTCTCCATCTTTATCATTTTTAGATTCATTAGAAGCATCTTTCTTACCATCAGGCTTATCATTTTTAACATCTTTAGATTCTTCTTCTTGCTCAAAGAGATTACCACTTTGTCCAGATTTTTTTTCTCCCAATGGCTTAGTATCGGATATTCCTTTGGATTTAGATTGTTCTTCATCTTTATTATTATTTATATTTTCGTTATTGTTATCAGATTCATTACTGCTATTAAACAAGTCTGAATCATCAAAAATACTTAATTGATTTTTAGCAAATTTATCTACCTCAGATTTATTCTTATAGTGTGCATTTATCTTGTTATTTATATTCGCTATCTTATCCTCTAAAGATTCTATCTCCATATCAGCATACGCCCTCTTCTCTTTGTAATAAGGGTCGTTAATATTCACGAAATCATCTCTCGTAGGGTCATTAAACCTTCCCTCTAATTCATTAATCTCATTATCATAGGACTTCTTCTCACTCTCTAATTCTTTCATCTTATTCTCCCACTCTATCTCAAGATAACTCTTAGAAGTAAGATTTAAAATGTTTATAGGTAAATTAGCATCAAAATTGGAAGACTTAACGATATCTCCAACCTTTTTAAGAAAATCAGCCTTATTAGTAATAGCTTTAACACCCTCCTCGCTCATTAAACTATCAAACAACTCCCTTTCGTGTTCATCAGTTATTACAGGATATTTCTCCCTTACAGCACCTATCCATTTCGCTCTACCTAAAACAAAATTGTAGGTATCATCATTACTCCTTTCAAGGTTCTTTAAAGCACTTATTACTTTACCTTTTGGATTTAGATACGCTAAATTCCTTACAGAAGTAGCATTCGCCATTAACATCCGTAGGAAATCCTTTATCTGCGTTCTTATCTTCTCTAACTTACCCTTGTCAGTCTCATTCCTCTCTTGATTTATCAAATCCCTGAGCGTATTTGCAGACTCTATTATCGTCTCTTGCGTCCTGTTATAGTTCGCTTCCCTCTTAGCAAAGTTTATAGCCTCCTCTTCGGTCTTAAAATCTGCACTCTTATCTACTACTTTTACTTTTGTAATACCATCTGCCCTCTTTGCTCCCTCTAATCTATGATGCCCTGATAATACATAGTATTTACCATTCTTAGGGTCTTTCCATATATGTATAGGGTCTTGGTCTTTATAATTAAAGTTCTTAGCTATCCTCTCTACGGCATCTTCATTTAGTTTATCCCTACCTTGAAATCTTTTCTCATCAGTATGAATATCAGATATATCCATCATAAAGACATCGTCAGCCCTATCTTTATTCAAAGAAGTATTACTATCAGACTTGCTATCAGAGACTTTATCACTATTGTTATTAGGCTCGATATTAGCATTCTCACTTGCTTCTATATCCTTTCTCCTATTAGTAATATCCCTTAACTTATTATCTATGTCTTTAACAGCTTTACTAGTGTCTCTCTTTAACTTGTTAATATCTACACCTTTTAACCCTAATTTATCCATAGAGTCTTCAAGTTCCGCTAATCTTCGCTTATAGTCTTCAAGATTTTTAGTGATAACATCTATATACTTATTATCATCTCTTATTTCTTGTGTTGTCCTATTTTTTTTAGATTCTGCCTTTTTCTTGTACTTTTGGAGTTCACTTTCTATTTTCGATATAATACTCTCTAAATCTTTTTTCTTCCCAAATAACTCTACTGCGTCTTCAAGGTCACTATATAATTTATTCTTCTCTTTTAATAGTTTTTGCTTCTCCTCATCTAACGAGTCCTTGTCATTCTCTTTCTTAGCCTTTACCTCTTTTTCCTTTTTAGGCTTAGACTCTACATTCTTTTCTTTTTTACTTTCTTTTTTAGGCTTTTCAGATTCCTCTTTATTGGCAATATCTCCTTTATCCTTGTTTTTGTCTCCAAAGATAGTATTTTTCTCATCTTTAATATTAATCTTTTCATCAGAAGATAAACTCTCGCCTTTATTAGAGTTATTTTTATTGTTAAATTTCGCCTTTCTCTTAGCGTGCTTATACTTATCTTCAAGTTTAGATTTCGCTCTATCATAAGCGTCGTCTATATCTTTTAGCCCCTTATGTTTATCATTATAATGCTTCTCGAAATTATCCTTTACGCCTTTATTTCTATTCGTTAAACTTTCTTCAATGATTTTCTTTAAATCTATTCCTTCTACAAGATATCCTTTATATTTAATAGCATTTAATATTTTCGAAGCCCTATTCCCTTTTGCGTTTTTTAAGGAATTAATAATAGCATCGATATCTTTTAAGATTTTATTAATATTACCACTATGAATTTCTTTACCATTTCTAAAAATAGATATTCCCTTATCCTTTTTATAGTCTTTATAGAGTTTCGCTTTCCTTTTCTCTAACCTCTTTAACTCCTCATTATAAGCGTCACTATCCAAGTTATCAATTTGGTCTCTATTTTTTACCTCTTTACCTGCTCTTTTACCTTTTACTTTCTTACCATCATCTTTACTCCATACACCATTTTTCTTAGTATATCCCTTACCATTTCTTGTGGTTTTAATAGGCTCCCTATCTAATCCCTCAAATTTATCATCATAAGAATTTCTATTTACATCTTTATTTTTATCATTAGGGTTCGTATTGGTATTAGTATCGTTATTATCATTGTTGTGAAAATAATCATTAGGGTTAAAATCATTATTATTAGTAGTACCCTTACCGCTTCCTTTTTTCTGAGAAGTAGTATCTATATTATCACCCTGCGTATTACTATCTACATTGTTGTCAATGTTTTTATTCCCTTTCTTATTTTGCTTATTATCTACTTTATTGTTACCCTTTTTATTATTTGTATTATTATTAATAATATCATCCCCTTTATTACTATTATTATCGGTAATATTATTATCAGTATTATTAGGCTTATTACTATTTTCCTCTGTGTTATTACTTACATTGTTATTCTGCGTACCATTATTAATATCAATAGGCGTACTATCTCCATTTTCCGCTTCCTCATCCTGCTGTATATCATTTGACACACCATTGTTAGAATTTAAAGAACTTTCGCTTTGGCTATTGTTGTTATCATCCTCCAAATCGCCAAGAAAAACACCTGATTCAGCTTTTATTTTCTCAACCTCAGAAATAAAATCTTCGTCATTTTTTAACCTCTCAGACGCAAATTCTAACGCACTTCTATTATTTTTTATAGCCGTCAATACAACATCTTTGTCGTCCCTTAATCTCTCGGAAGCATATTGCAAGGCATACCCCTCTTTTTTAACTGCTTTTAAAACAACATCTTTATCACCCTTTAATCTATCAGAGGCAAACTCTAATGAATAACCATCTATTTTTAAAACTTTTAAAATAAACTCCTTATCATTCTTTAAACTATCAGAAGCATATTGCAAAGCATACTCGTTTCTTCTTATAGCCTTTAAAACAAAATCTTTGTCATTCCTTAACCCATCAGAAGCGTCTTTTAAAACACTCGCATCATTACCAATAGCCTCCAATAATTGCTCTTTCTCATCAATAAGTTTTTTAAGTTCATCAATAGTTGATTTATCACTTACCTTTTTCCCATCTTTGAAAAAATCATCACCATTTTGCTCATACATACCTCCATTATAGGATAATATATGATTATTTTCATCCCCAATATCATCATCTTCATCTTTGTCTTCATCTAACAAACTATCATCTTGTGTGCCATTTGGATTATTAGTATTATTAGTGTTATCCCCCCCTTTGTTACTCTCTCCAAACTTCTCCTTTAACACTGCCCCTTTATCGTCAAGCTCTTTAATAGCATTCCTTTTCTCTTCTAATAACGCTTCTGCCTTTGATAAATCAGACTTCTCCTTATCCGTTAAACTATCTTTTTTGTTTAACTCATCAATGAAACTCGATATCTTAGACTCTTGTTGTCCTAACTTTATCCTATTGACTACATCCTCCAAAGGTAAATATTCAGAATATTCACCCTTATATTCCTTAGCAAGATTAACCTTATCTTCAAGTTTCGATATCACTTCAAGTGCCTCAGGTGATTTTTCAAATCTTTTCTTTAAAGCATCAACATTCTTACTAATATCAAAATTTGACATAAGTGCATATCGCTGTCTTTTATCTAACTCACTTAAAAGGTATGTCCTACCATTAACATCTATAACATTATCTCTTCTATTTGTTTTATGATTATAAGCTGCTAACGCACCCGTTCCTATTGTAGTACCAAAAACAGTTTCTAATACTTCATTTGTCGAAATACTATTTAGCCCATCTAATTTAGAACCTGTTATTTTATTCATAATAGAACTGAAAGCCTTACCAGCAACCAATTCCGATAATTCTTGGATATTCTCAGATGCTACTTCTTTTCCTATACTTTTAAAGAAATGAGTAAATACCTCTTTATAATAAGCGACATTTCTCTTAGCACCTACTTGCCTAAAGATACTATTAAATAATGCCAACTTAGCATTTGCAGGAGCATCTTTAAACATCCATTCATCGGGACTTATCCTCGCCATAAGACCAGTAATAATCGATTGCCCCATACCATAAGCAACTGCCTTACCTCCCGAAAGACCAGCACTTAGTCCATCAGTGTAATTATCACCAAAGGTATATAACGCCCAAGAAACACTATCCCTAGCTCCTCCGCTTAAAAAAGGAAACGCACTTCCTATACGGCGAGTAACAAGGATATCAGTAACTGTTCTTGTAACAGTAGATAAAGCACCAAAAATAGAAAAACTATGTTTAGTATCCGCAAGTTCAAGATTCGCCTTTTCTCTTTCAGATAGATTTACAGACTCATATCTTCCATTTTTTTCTCTTTTAAAGAAAGTACCATTAAACTGAATAACATCACTATTTTTGAAAAAATTAGTCTCATTTAAAATACTTGCCCTATAATCTTTATCTGAGAAAAAATTAGCATCTTTAAATATTATAGCATTTTTTTCAAGGTTATCTTTCAAATCTTTTGAAAATGTTCCTGCCACAATAGACGCACCTGAAACTACTGAACCTATAAGAGAACTCACAGAGCCAAGACCTGCCGTAACCACAGCACCTACACCTTTTTGAGCATTTGCTAACCACTCTCCATTGACAACTCTTTCCTCAAATTTCATATTTTCTTTTTTTAAGTCTTGGAAATGTTTAGAGTCGTTTGCTACTTTATCCACAATATTAATAGTGTCAATCACCTTTTTTTGATAAACACTAAGACTATCCATTGCTGCTTTTATTTTCGCAGAGCGTTCATTTTGCTGAGCTTCACTCATTTTGCTGGTATTCTTACCAGCCTCATTATTGACTAAGTTCTTTACTATCTCTTCATTTATCTTGCTTCTAACAGCCATATAATCTGTAAATCCTCTAAGGAAATTTATACGGCTATTAGGGTCAAAGTTTAAGGAATTAAGGCTCGCTACTCCTTTCGACATTAGATAACGACCAAAATCTATTGCTGTCTGTTTATCTTTAAGTATATTCTCTAATGTTTGAAGCTCTTTTCTGTTAAAATATGTATATTCAGGATTGTTAGAATTGCTATCATTGATAGCTGTTTTATAATGTTTCAGAAACTCATTTACTTTGGCTAACGCTTGTTGCTCTGAGCCTCCTTGAAGTTCATTGTATATCTTATTTCGTATCGTGTTAAAATCTACTCCTCTATGAGTTTTTGCGTATCTTTCTGCTATATAATTTGCATCATACCAAAGTCTATCATTTATATTTATAAAACTCGAATATTTATCATTATCCATTAATTCTCGTTTTACTCCATATTTTTCATAAACATCGCTGACACCACTATTAAAATCCTCATATACCTCCGTAGGTTTTCCAGCTTTAAGCCTTGCCATCGAAATTTCTAAATTCCATTTATCTGCCAAATCATTATACCTTCTTATATCCGCATCTTCGCTATCTATATTTTCAATGTACTCTTCAAAGAATTTCTTATCTACAATCTTCCAAGCCACTTTATCCGAAGCGTCTTTCTTCTCTGTACTAGAAGTACCATCTTTGTGGTAATACAATATTTTTCCGTTTCTTTTCTCTAATTCTATTTTATCTATATTATCATTAGCGTACTTAATACCAACATCCGCACCAGCTTTACCAAATACATTAAATTTTGCTCTAACAGCATATGGCAAGTGTTTTAACACCTCTGAATTTTCATCTGGTATTTTAGATTCTAATTCTTGAATAATCGCTTTTAAATTATTTCTTCGGACATTAGGTGGTACAAAAGGATTTGTTTGAGATATTATTAAATATTTTTGGCTAATACTCAAACTATCTCCTCCTGTCTTTTTTTCCTCACTTGTATCTCCATTAAGAGATTTTGCTAGGTCTTTTAATCCTTCTTGTGCAGCAACAGCGTTAGCTTCATTAATAGTTTTAACATCTTTAAATTCATCACCTACAACAACACTCACTCTTGTTGTTTTTCCACCCCCATTATTTCCATTACCACCACTCGTTACTGATTTTTCAATACCTTCTATTGTATTACGGTTTGTTACCCTTTGCTCTTCGCCATTTTTATTTATTTTATAAACACCTTTTGTTGCAGGGTCATATATATAATTCTGTCCATTATATTGTATTTTTTTTCTTTCATTACCTGCCTTTTTAGCATTTTTATTTTCTTCAATAGCATATTTCTGTAATTCTTTATATTCATTAGAGTTCATAGTATCTGAAACTTCCTTAGAGATACTATTTCTTTTTTCTACCAATGAAGAATATTCATTTACTAAATCTTTAGATAATCTTCCTTGCTCGGCATTAAATTTATTCGATAAGGCATTTTTCTTCTCCGCATATTCAAGATACCTCTTATAATCACCATTTATATAAGCGTCATATCTTTCTCTTTCACTTGGCGTCTCTTTGGTATTATCGATTTTAAATTTAATATCTTTTATATCCTGCGGTATTTCTGTTACCCCTTTATATTCTTCTTCTAAGGCATCATCTTCTTTCTTGATATTTATCAGATTATTATTAACTTCCTGTATTAATTTATATTTAGAGTCATTAAGTTGTTTATCTATTGCGTCAATTTCCTTAGATTTACCTTTTAGAATATTAATCTGCTCATTGTATTTCTTTATAGCGTCTTTTGGCTTTTCAGTAGGTGCTGGCGAACTACCTTGTTGTTGTGTAGTTTCTACATTATTACCATCTTGTATGTTTGTAGTGTTTGCTACATCCGTAGGAGTTGCTGAACCCTGTTCATTACTTTGATATTCATTTGTAGGATATGTACTAACATTTCCATAGGTATTATTATCAACACTTTGTACTTGTCCATCTTCATCAATTGCAAATTGATTATTTGCAGGTTCTAAAAGATTATTTACTACTTGACTATTAATATCAATAGGTAATCCTGCTACTTGGGTATTTGGATATTGACTATCCCCTGCAATAGGATTATTTACTACTTGGCTATTACCTACAATAGGATTATTCACCGATTGGTTTTCTGTTACCCCAACGGCATTATGTTCAGAGACATATTCATTTGTAGAAAAAGGACTTACTCCTACTTCCTCAGTAGGTATAGGCTCATTGATATTCTGTGGTATATCCGTAGGCGTATCACCTTGTGTATTACTTTCAGCAGGTAATAATGATAAGATATAACTTCTAAAATCTAAATTACCCCCATTAGCGAGGTAACCTTGATACAACATTTGTAATTCGTTCATATGAAAAGTATTTTTTTCAAAAATACTTCTGAAATACTATTTTTTGCCTTTTGCTAAAAACATAAAAAAAAGACTACTAATTACTTAGTAGCCTAAAAAAAACCATATATATATATGTATAATACTCCTTTCGGTTATCTAATACTATCAATATTAATAGAATCTATATTATTAGTATTACCTTTACTTTTACCTTTATTTATATCCTTAAAAATAGAATCATCACGAAATACATTACGATTATTATAGGTGTTATATTCTACTTTTACTCTCACATCTCCACCTCTATATTCTTCCTCATCATCATTTTCTTCTTCATCTGTATATTCTTCCTCATCGTTACCTTCTTCATCCATATATTCTTCTTCCTCTTCTTCATCGTCAGGTATATAACCACTATAACCTCCTTGTCCGCAACTTAATAACGATAATAATAAACTTAATACAAATAACTTGTTTCTCATATGAAGAATATTAATCCTCGTATCCACATAGCGTGCGTCCCATACTTTCTGCTTGTGCCTTTGTCATTTTCGTAATGCCTCCTTTACATTTCGACAATCCCTTACAATTAGGATTGTAATGATACTTCGTGGCATAATTACCATTGCAAACATACACTTCTCTATTTTCCTTTACATTAACATCTGACACTACAAATGAAGATAATGTAAAACTTCCTACAAGTGCTACTGCACCTACTAATAAATTTCTCATTTTTACCATTTTTATTGTTTTTATTTTTATCTATTTCCTCAGCAAATATAAATATTTTTCTTAAAACACAAAAACAATAATAAAAAAAAGACTCCTAATAGAAATTATTAGAAGCCTATCAGTTGGAAAAACAAGAAAATTACAAAACAATAAAAATTGCATTATCGTTAGGACAATGATACAAAACATTTACTAAATACGCAAATTTTTTTATAACTTACTCGGTATAACCTCCGTATTCACTGCCGTCATATATGGCATTTCCCTATCATTACCCTCAAAAGAAGTAGTCAATGTTACCTCCAACCATTCACCACGCATAGGCACTCCATTAGGTCTAAACATACCCACTTGTGGCTTCTCAGAACATATAAACTCTCCAATGGCAAAAATACTTCCATCTTCAACGATAACCTTATTATCAGAAATACCCTTTATAATAGCCCTCTTATCATCATCCTCATTGATTAATACTCCGCCAATACATACTTGATTATCTATAAATCCATCAAATATTAACTCATTGCCGACAATATTCTTTATAATACCTATACCTATTAATCCTAATGGAGTACTATTATCCCTCTGTATATCCGTATAATAATAACTCTCCCTCTTTTGGTAAATATCACCTAAAAATTGTGTCGCTGTCAAGTTTGTCTTCATAGAAGTATCCCACGCCTTATTAGACTGCAAATAAACAGCCTTATAGACATTATCAGTAGAAAACTGAGGATTAACAACAAACACTATCTTTGCTACCTTATTTCCTTGTCCTACAAAATTATTGTAATCTTCCGTAACTTCATTTTGGTATATCTTTCCCTTATATGATGAAAAATATTTACCATTCATACTGAAATTATAATCCGAGTGATAAGTGTAATAACTTGTAAATCCCTTACTTGCCATAGAAAAGGCTAACGACAAACTATCTAATATACCATTATGTATCTTCGTTGCCGTAATAACATACTCCCCATTAGCATCGTCATAACTACCTAAAAAACTATGATATTCATTTAAAAAATCTACACCCTCTCTCCTAAAACCACTTCCATTGCCATTTAATACCTCTATATCATTTCCTGCCTTTACTAATATCCTCGCCCTATTTCTATCCGTGAAAAATATCATCTGCCCATCCACAGCAATACTCTCAGGGTTATTAGAAATACCATACTCATAAGGTAATATCCTATATCCTCCTAATACCTCTTTTGATAAACCTACACTCTCATTACCTTGCAAATCAGCAATAATAGACTTTCCATACATAACATCTACAACTCTATTATTTAAAAACGCCGTAATGTTACCATCTAAACCTACCATCCTTTGTATTTCCCCATATTGTATAGGTAAATTAAACCAATTCGCAGTAGTAGGATTAAAAGTCGATAACTGATTGATTTTCAAATCGTAATTATATAACCCCGAATAGGTAATATCAAACTTCCTATGTATTCTCCGATAGCCATTTCTATCGTGTAGGTTAGGACGCATCTTATTCTTTAAAGACTTAGCATTAAACTCATCTTTTATCTTATAACTCTCCGTGCCATCTCCCCAAGAATATCCATTGTAAAAACCTATATTAAAAATATACTCTCCCCTTTCATTCTTCTTAAAAGAAGTACCTCCTATCTCCCTTGATGATAATTCTCCATTTCTTATCAAATAAGTATTTGTAGTCTCAAAATAAGCAGTAGACAAAACACTCTTATTCTTCGTTCTATAAATAATAATATCTTGCTTAGTGATAACAGCTCCCTCTCTATGTTCATCTCCCCTATTGCGTGGGTCTAAATCGCTACCCGTTCTATTCTGTGGGTTATCCCAACCTCCATTAGCACCTCGTGGCTTATAACCTACGGATTTTGAAGTATCTTTATAGGATTTCTCATTGTTTATATACGCATAGGCAACAACATCTTTATTCGTCTCATCCTCTTTTGCTGTCGCTATCTTCTTAACGACAACTTCACTATAATTAATCTCTTTATCTCCTTCTCGAACTTTTATTAATATATCGCCCTCTTTTATCTTATTCATATTCCATTTCGTTAATGGAATACCTTTCCCCTCTCCTCGAACGCTTGTGCTTATAACAATATTCTCATAATTTAAATCCTCACTTAACACTACCCACTTCATCTTCGTCGCCCATTTTGGGAAAGGTGATTTTAAAGTCGCCACAATCTTATTTATCTTCTTCCTATTTCCAAAAGGAATAAAAACCTCAGACTTAGACCTATCAGCAGGTAATAATACCGAAGTAGCCTCGTTATAGTCATTATAAAAAACTATACCTACCCTATACTTAAATAAAGATATTGCCGTCTTATTGCTATATTCTAAATTAAAATCATAACTCTCTAATTTAACCTCATAATCTACATCTACATCTATATCATATCCCTCCTTATAGTTTGCGTAAAACATCCTATTGCCAACAGAAATTTGACTCTTAGGATATTTAGGAATATTAGAATATATCATATTCGTAGATTCCTCATCTAACACCTCATAGTTTTTAGAAAACTTATACTCTATATCAAATGTCGTAGAATCACCTATCCTCTTTTTTATAGAATCCCTACTCTCCCTATGGATAATATACGCAGTATTACTTCCGTGTTCCCTAGCGAAAACCTCTACCTCCGTAACATTATCCCCTCCTATCTCCAAAGTAATAATAGCAACATTGAAATAGTTTTCCATTAATCCATTTCCATCCTCATCATTTACCCTATCACTATTATAAAGTGACTCAAAGGCAACATCGCTATAAAAAGATAAAGGTGAATAGTCGCCATCTAAATACTTATACCGATATGCAAAACTTACGAAACTATCCTTTTTAACATCATAAATAGTAGATTCCTCCCTCCTTAAAATTACCAAAGGCTCATATATTGGCGGTTCTTTTGCTAATATAATATCTTTCTCCACAAATTGAGAATAATCCCTATTGACATTAATAACTCTCGGATATTCCCACTTCTCATTTGAGAAAAACAATAAATCCCCAATTTGGTTAATACTCAAAAGATATCTTAATGGATATATCAACTTGCCTTTATCCCAACGGATAATATCAAATCTTAATATATTATTCCTATCGTCTATGATAACTCTCTCCTCCTGTGTCTCAACATCATAAGATACTATCTTCGAGCGACCATCTTCATTGGTAAGGAAATAATACATCTTATTGTCTATACCCTCATACATACCTATCACTACCATTCCCTCATTGTCAATAGTAGATACCAACTTGCTACCTTTTAAAAAGTTAAACCTACCATCTTCTCCTGCTCCTATAATCCTTAAATTCTCCGCCCTTACATATCCTTTATTTTCCGTTAGAGAATAGGTTAAATCACTATTCATCTTCCCCTCAGCGAAAATATTTGTAACCTTTGCCATAACTCTCTCTATTCTTTACTAAAATCTATCTCTCCATCTCTAAACTTAATAGGTAAGCCTCTATAAGGGTCTTCCTCATCTTCTGAAACATTATTACTATTAACTTCTCCTTTTGAAGTGTCAGAAACCATAGACTCTTCTACATTCCCACTACTTGCAGGTATTGTAGCTTCTTCCGTAGTGTCAATAGGCAATGAAGCATCCTTAATATCATTAGGAACATCGATATTATCTATTTCCTCTCCCTCCTTACCTTTTACAGGTGGCAACTCATCTATCTCCCCTTTTCTTAACTTTATAAGGTTCGCTTGGTTCTGTGCAGAAATCTCTTGTATCTCTTTCCTTGTCTTAGCGTCCATTTCCTTTTTATAAGTCGTCAAGTCAGCATTAAACTTATTCCTAAACCTTTCTATCTCAGACTTATAATTCCTTATATTCTCACTCTCCATAATTTTTATCTCTCCTTGTTTTTGTAATAAAAAGGCTTCATTTTGGAAATGTAATCTCTCTAATTCCATCTTCTGCTGGTGTTCTTGTGCTGATAGTTTCATCTTATTCTCATAAGCAACATTACTCGCCTGAACACTCGCCGATTGTGTCTCTTGGATTTTCTGCATCTCAAACTCCTGCATCTTCTTCTTGTTCTCTTCAAGTTTTAACTTTAAAATAGACCTCGCCTGCAATGGATTTTTAATATTCGCCAACTCCATCTTATCCACAGCGTCCAAAACACCACTCTGTATATGAATCATTAAATCATTCATAAAGTCTTGCTTCTCCTGCTGCGTAGGTATATACTCTAAATAAACAGAAAAATAATGACTCTTCCTATCTTTCCTATACTGCTCTATCGCTACAACATCCTCATCGCTAATATTATCTATGAACATATCCCTTATATGTTTCCACCCAAAAGCATCATTTATCCTCGCTGAAACAACCTGTAATATCTTAATACTGAAATCAAAAAGACAATCCGTATAATCCCTTAACATCGTGTTGTCAGACATCTTAAAAGGCTCTTGTGGATATAGCGTCTTAGGGTCTGCCTTTACCTGCTCTAACTGAAAAGCACCAAAACTCCTCTGAAACTCTTGAATCTCCATAACATACTGATTTGTAAGTTCCATTAAGGCTCTCGGTATATTCTCAGGTAATACATTTATCGTTCCTCCCCTATTGATGAAATCACCATCTTCATCTATCTTCTTGTCAAAGGCTATTCCGTGTCCAAAGAAAAATGATAATACCTCATATGGCGACAACTTCTCATTTCCCAATGTAATATTAGCAATACTATCAGGGTCTATCATCGTAATATCACCCTTTAAATTATTTCTGTGGTGTAATATACGCAACCTTAACTCCTGTATAGCATCTATCTTTGGTATTAACTCCTTGACAATACTCTCCTCTCTTGGACTACATACCACATAAGGCGGTAATATCTTCCCTTTATATTCAGGTATATTCTTCATTAACCTATGGCGAATAATTGTCCTATCGCTATCTAATACCATTACCCCCTCAAACCATACATCGTAATTATTAACTACCTTCTCAGAAATATCAGAAGCCTGCTTAGGATTATACTCCTCTTTCGTACCTACATCTTTCGTTCTATTTATCAAAGATATAGACTTCGTCTTCCTATTCGTCTTCTTCTTATATACATCTTGAAAAAAAGTCTTAAAAGCGTAAAATAAAACCTTTATCTTAACATTGTCATTCATCGGACTATATTCCGAAATCCTCGCTATATTCCTTATCTCTTCGTCAGTAAATTTAATACCGCTCTCCTTAGCAATATTCTTAAACATACCTATCGTAATCTCTTTTACCACTCCGTGATAAGGTGTCGTAGAATAAAAAATATCCCTCTTCTCACCACATATATAGTCCTGAGGGTTAATACGCTCTATCTTTATACCCTCTATTGGGTCGGTATCTATCTTCGCTACCATCTTGTTATAAACAAGTGCATCTTTCAAAAACTCTTTCTGTCGTAATGAAAAATCATTGATATCAGAAATAAATTGTAAAGCCTTTAATTCCGCTCTCTCTACCCTTAAAGGCTTAGCAATATCCTCCTCCAATTCTACCTGCTCCTTAGATTGTGGTATCTCCTGCCCCTCATATGGATTTACACCCGTAAATTGAGCCATATCAGCAATAAAATCCTTAGCATATAACAACTTCATCTTATCAGCCTTACGCTCAGTCTTTATCGTCATAGCAGTATTGTCAATAGCTCGAACAACAGGTATAAACTGACTCATATCAACAGAGTTAATAAAAGACCTTAAAAACTGAGGCATCAATTTTACCCTATCCGTTCTATCAAATTTTAAATACTCTTTCTTTATTAACTTTCCATTGTTCGTGATATTAGAAACTATCCTATCTATACAATGCTTACCTAATGCGTACTCCCTGCACTTCTTATACTCGTTATATTGTGATATATATCTACTTTCCCACTCCTGCCATATCGCAGAAGCGTATTCTCTACCATATTCAAATGTTTTCTTCTTATCATTAGAGACAAGTTCGTCTGGAAAATTATAAATCATACCTTTATCGTTCTACTTATTATACAAATATAAAAACTACAACACCTAATATATTATTTGCTAAATAGTTATAAAAAAAACAGACAATAATGTATCTAAACAATATCGCCTGCTAAAAACTTCAATTTTAATCAATAAAAAATAAACCAAATAATATTTATGAATATTCAGAAAAAACCTAATGGACACTTACTCTCCGTAAGCCTTTTCGCTGGTAGATAACACCCACAACCTCTTATACCTTTATATTCCTTATTCTTACAACACCAATTACCACTACGCAAAGGACAATGCTTACAATGATTCTCCTTGCCCTTTACAGACGCTCTCTCCTCGTCAGGATAAATACCTATATTGTAAAAAAATAATAGAATAAAACCTCTTAATATATCAACCACGAAATAAATAAAAAAGGGGAGCAAGTCCCCCTCTTAACAAATTAAAATTTAAAAATACTAAACGGAAAACAAATAGTACTTTTAAAACCAAAAATTATTTATGAAAAATATAACTTTCAAAACCTATGCTCCTTGAAACCACGCTCATATACCCAATCACCACCCTCTTCTATCTTCGTGTGGCAATTCCTACATACAGCCATAAAAAAATTAGTGTCAAGCCATAAATTTTCGCTATCCTTACCCTTTATATGGTGTATATCTGTAGCAATATGAGTACATCGTGGTAACCTCGCTTCACATTCATTATGTTTATCAATGAACTCTTTCCTTATATCAGAATACTTACGCAAAGTGTCTTTATGTTTCTCAGAAACCCTCTTTATAGGCTTCCCATATTGTGTCTGCCAATGATATTTACATAAACCCTTGCTGAACACTCTATGTTTGCAACACTCTATCTTGCATTTGCTCATCGCAAAAGTAATAATTTATTATTAATATTCCAAATTTTAAATGATTTTTTTTAAAACAACGCTATCAATATACTATCCCTAATATCTTGGGTTGTCCTACCTCTATTTAACTTTACATTCAAAGATTCTAAAACATTTAATAACTCCCCGTGTGAAATCTTACCACTCGCAGTATTCCACTTCTTAGGAAAAGGTCTTACTACAACACTCTCCAATTTAAAATAATCACACATCTCTACAATCTTCTTCCCTACCTCGTGGTTAGCACCTACATCCCTCGCTATCTTCTCGCCAACTGCCGTAGGCATCATATCTCGAAAGTTAGCCTTCTTATTTAGCCATCCTCCCTCTATCTTTACCTTTTCAATATTCTTGTTGTTATCAACAAAAAAATCAAATAACTCAAAAAAACTCATAGATAACGGCGTAACAACTCCATTCTCCTTGTTATAAACCGCTATGCCAGACTTCTCCCTATCAGGGTCTATTCCTACTACTATCATATGTTTAATATTCCTTTTAATAATGTTCCATCTAATAAACTATTTATAATCTTCTCCTCATTTGAGAGTTTCTTATACTGAAACTTACTCTTCGGAGGTCGATATTTCTCAATACTCAACCTCGATACCTTGCCATTTAAATACGCTAATAACAACTTGTCGTCATTATAAAAACTCCAAAATAACTCCTTGACATCATTTACCGAACGCTCACTCATAGGTGCCCTATAATTTAATAATACATACTTCTTGTTACTCGATAATTCCTCTTTGCTAATCGATGATAACAATAACGAATATAAAATATAAGGCTTGCTAACAATACCCCTAACGAAATACTTCTCCGCAGATAAGTTTATAGCAGTTATAAACCTTACAGAGGGTATCAAGTCTTTCTCAGTAAATTCTTCAGGTACTCTCTTTTTTATTGCTCCCCTACTCATCTCTCTCAAATAAACTCTTTATATCTATAATATTTGTCGTCTCTACCTCTATCATCTCCTTAGCCTTTATATTCCTCCTTTGGCTACCTATAACCGCTAACTGCCACGCAACAACAACATCCTTAGAGCCTCTATTCTCTCTCGTGTAAGACGACGCCTGCTCGTTAAGTTCTAAAAACACACTCTTCAACTTATCAGGACTCTCTATTTCATCGTGGAAATGCTCGTGGATATAAGTCTCTAATGAAGATTCCTGCTCAGGAATAGAATTTCCAGCATTAGAAGATACAATACCTCCATATTTCTTCTCATCAGGTGTTAAATCAACCTTTGACTTTAATGGATTCGTCATTACATAATTCCTTAAATCCATCTTATAAAGTTTCTCTACCAAAGACTTCTTATTTATCTCCGCTAATACAGGCATAGAAAAATAAATAATAGCCTTTATAACATCATCCTCCGCCTCGTCCTTAGTGTTAGGTCTGTAATTGTAAAATAAAAATGTATTATTCTTCTGATTGTCTGTAAGGTCATAATGAGAAGTTGTCATACCTACAAAACCCTGCTTAGAACCATTATTATACTTCGTCCTATCAGATTGATAAGGGTCACAACCAAAGGCTCCTAAGTGTCCATTTGCGGGACTTCGCTTGTTGTTTTTCATCTTATACTCATTCCTTAACTCCAAAGGAACAGGTAAATCACTATTAGCAACAAATCGCCCCTTGCTATTCCTATCCATACCTACAATAAGTTTATCCTTATCTTTCCAATATAAGTCAAAACGAAAATAAGTCTGCTTTAACTCCGGATTATCCTTATTACCCTTTAAATAGTTTATAGTATTCATCATCCCCGTTGTAGCATACATATTCGTCGCTTCCTCATCAAGAAAAGGGTCAGTATCTATTCTCGGCTCATTCCTCTTCTGTGCATTTAACTTCTGTATATTATCACCACAACTCGCCTCCTTATTATCCAAATACTCCTTAACACCTATATCTATCATTTCCCCTAACTCATTCTTTATAGGACTACTTGGCGTATCATAAATAGGATATCCCCATTCATCAAAAAATCCCATCGTCGTAAAGTCTGCAGGTATAAAAATAGCATATAAACCCGTCTTCGTCTGACCAGTCTTATCCCTTGTAGAAAGTTTTGAATTCTCATAGAATATCTCGTAATTCTTACCACCTTTATTCGGTGGGTTAGCAGTAGAACCACATAACGCCTTTCCTTGTATTACGGAACCTACAATATGACACATCTTGTGTGCCTGCTCCCAATACATATTGATATCCAAACCTCCTTTTAACTTACCTATCTCATCGTTTATAGATAAAGTAACCTGCGTACCATCATAAGCATCTATCGTAGAACCTAAAAATCCTATCATAGTATCTAACCCATCACTACTGCTACTTATCTTATTGTTAGCAGTAATCTTTTTCTTCGCAGAAGTAAATATCAACTCACTCTTAGGAATTACATTACCCTCCCTCTGTGGCTGTAAATGTTTTGGTAACTCCAAAAATGGCTTTACAATATGTTGTATAAATAACACCTCCGCATCTTTCTCTTTCTTAGAAACAATAGGAAAATAACCATTCTTATATGTAATAGACTTACACAATGTTATACTCCCCGAAGAAGTAGAAAATCCCGAACGCCTTGATTTTAATAGCAATACACCATAACATCTGTTATCCGCTAAACACGCTTCTAAAAAAAGGAAATAATCCCTCTGTGGCATACGAAAATCAGGATATCTCTTGCTGGCTGTTAATTTGTAATGCTGTAAGAAAAAATAATAATAACCCGTAATATATATAGGCTCATCATCACACATAAACCAATCACCATTGAACTTACGATATATATCCTCATCTATGAACCTCTTGTGCTTCTTATATATCTCATTGAGTTTTTGCTCTGGATTAGGCTCATCCTTATATATCTTATCAAAATAAGCCAAATCTCTGGGAACTTGATAGCGAACCCATTTCCTATTGCCCTTATCTAACCACTCAAAACGAATATCATCAGGTTGCTTAGGTAAGGCTATCTTCAAATCGTTAATCTCTAAAATATCACCTATCGTGCCGTCTTTGGAAATGATAACAACATCATACTCCTTGTTATATCCATATTTCCAACTCTTACTCTTATTAAGTTTGTCAATAACCTTTTTAGGAATAACACCATCCACTTTGTGGCTTAAACTCCTGCGGTAAGAAGTGTCTATCATATTTTTGTTGTTTAATCATAAAAATACAAACAACACAATACAATAGGCACTTTGCTAAAAAAAACAACCTCCTACAAAATGTAAAAGGCTGTTCAATGTTTAACTAAAATTTTTAAAAATGTGAAAAAGTTTAACTACATAAAATATGTATCACAAATATACGAAATTATTTTAATTCATATTTCTCTCAGAATAGAAAACTTTGTCATAATGATTTGCTCTTAACCATTCTGCCATTTCTCCCATTCTTCTCGCAAGATTCATAAAATCCGATGGATTTAATGTATCCTTATTCAATACTCGCTGTGTTTCGTTGAACTTTCCGTGTTCAAATTCTACTTCTATATTGTACTCGTAATCCTTTACAAGCCAATGTCCCTCATTTTCAGAGAGGAAAATTTCAAAGTTATTGTCCATATTTTTCTTGTTTATCCTCGACAAATATACTTTAATTTTTTTTTGTTTCCAATTTTTGGCAACAAAATACTTTGTTTCCGAAAAATCATTCTAAATTGACAAAAAACTTTTTAATTCTCAGTGTATCGCTCTACAATATTAGGAACCTGTATATTCCTTAATATCTCATCATTCGCAGACTCTGGGTCTTCTAATATATTTATCCTATCTAATATCTGAAACGATACCCTCGCCGACAACTCCTTTGCTTGTGCTATCGATGATAAATAGTTATCCGCAATATCCGAACTTTCATATTCCCCCATATTGCAACTACCAATATTCCTCGTCGTGATATTCGTTAATTCTCGCCAAGTATTCTTCAATCCACTGATAATTTCATTTATAAATACTTGATTGTCAATATTTATCAACTCTATCATCTCCATAGTAGATTTATATACCTGCTCCCTCGATTTTACTACCAACAGCAACTTATGCTCTTGTATCGCTCCATTTATATCTAATGGATATACTATAGGCTCATTTAATACCTTTAAAAGGTCTCGTATGGCTTTCTTAACATACTCCACCATATCCGCCTTTCCCTGCTTTACAAAATCACTCATACTAACTTATTTACCACAAGTCCTACACCCATTATCCTTATGCTTTATAATAATAGGCTTCAACTTCTTCTCTATCGTTTTCTTAGCACCATTCTGCAATGCCTTTAAATTCATTTTAAAACCTTTCATATCTATACTATTAATTATTAACTCATAAAAAATTTAAATATATCATTCTTGGAAAGTGGATTATCCTTAGAAGATAACGAATAACTCAATCCCTTATATTTCTTATTATAATATTCAGCCATCTGCATAGTATCTTGACCTCCCTGCAATAGCCTATACTTTATATAATACTCTAACATTTCAGAATATTTATCATCAACAGCAATAGCACTATCGTCAGCATTTATCGTTTGGTTAGAAATGTACTCTATACATACCGCTACACCCTCTAAATCTTCCGAAAACTCAAATCTATCTTTCTTGTTTGTGTTTATCCACGAATCACCATATCGCTTTATATCTTCCAATAAATGATTTCTCACACATACACTACAACTTTCCTCTTCATCATAAGGGTCGCAACCACATATATCTTCCTTAGGCTTATCATCATTGGTATCTATACAGGTATCATATATCTCTTCATCGCCACAACTTAATAAACTACCATCACATAATGTTAGATAATGTCGTATTTCAGCAGGCAACTTATTATTGATATTCAACTCTATCCTCTTACCATCGCTATTTATAATATATGCCCTTACAAAAGTCTCATATCCCTTAGGGTGATATACCACACCACTGCTGGGAACTCTTACATTCATACTCGTCAAATTTAACCCAAAGGTAAGACCCATTTTCTTCATACCCTCCTTAGCATATAAAGACATTAAATATCTTGGCTTATTCCTAAAAATACTATCTATACTTTGTGCTTCAAGATGTATAGTCTCTATTATTTCACATATACTCGTCATATCTATTATTGTTTATCTAACATTGCCTCCTGCTTTAATTTATCACTCATCTGCATAGCAAATTGGTCTTGTAAATTAACACCAAACAATCCTAACATTTCCAAAAATACAGCCTCTATCATTATAGGATGCAAGTCTATATCTTGAAATCCCATATCTGTATCTCTGACAAAAACTTCCGTATTCCTAACTATCTTACAAGGTAACTTTGGCTTCTTACCCTTTCTGAAATAATTTACAACTACCTTATCCACCTTTGGACTTACCCTTAATATACCACTATTATAAGTATGCACTGGCATACACTCCGTAGGTTTTGCCCTATTCAATCGTAACAACTTATTGAAAACTGACAAATCTACCTTTTCACTCTCCGCCTTATCCGTAAATACAGAGTTTAATAACAATAAATCACTTATTGCATTATTCAAATCTATACTACCATCAGCACCTAACGAAACTTCCTTATCTCTAATGAAATATTCTATCGCCTGCCGTAGATAAGACGCCTCATTACCATAGTTTGGCGTATCCTGCCACTTCATCTTCTTAAAGTTTAACTTGCGAAAATCCGCAAATAACTTATTCTGTATATCCATCACCACCTGCGTAAGTATAGCATTGTATTCCTCCGTAGATACTTTACCCATCTGCTTGTGGTTCAATACTGCGTCAAGTGTGTGTTTTAAAGAAATTATCATTTTTTATCGCTCTTTTTTTGCTATATCAAAAAAACATTATAAATTTGCAGAGAATTCTCAGTGAGAATTTTTTATACATATGTTACTTCCTCTTATTCGTAAGGGGGAGTTTTTTTTTAATCCTCTTTCTTCTTCCTTTTCCTTTCTTTCTCTTCCGCCTTTTCAGACTCTAATATATTAACAGCCTTATCTACCAAGTCCTGCCTCTTAGAAATAAGCTTTATAGCCTCTATAAAAGTATCATCAGAACTCCTCCTTAGCTTATCCTCCGCCTTTTCCCTTACTGACTTCGCCTCCGTTAATACCAAGCCAAGACCTACAAATACACTCACAAAAGGAACACTCGCCAATGGATGACTTATAAATGTCGGACTTATAACATCAAAAAAATCAAATATTAAGGCAAAAAACATTAACGCAAAATAATAAGTAGATTTACTTATAGTCCTACGAAAACCCTCACTCGTCCTCGCCTCTCCTATCATTCTCGCTTTCCTAATACCAAAATAAAAATCTACACATATAGCAAGTAGCACCGCTACCCAACAAGTAGATACAACGAAGAACCCCAAATACACATTATCATAATTCTTCATTAAAATTTCATATATCATCGCTTTATCTTTTGTTTTTTTATATTCCTACAACTCCTCAATACTTTTCTTACAATGGTCTTTATCGATAAAATCGAGGATTCCTGCTAACACTTTCCCTGTACTGCTCAATGTGTTATCTCTTTGGTTTTTTCCCAAAACACTACTTATAGTCTCCTCGAAATTACCAAACTCATAGCCATTTCTTTTCTTCAAGGTAAGGTTAAAAAGTGTCCTAAACTCATAATTGCCAAATCTATCTAAATTAACCGCTGAACTGAGAAAATACCCCTTTGCCTTTCTCTTTATCAGTAATACACTGAAATTCAATAAGGAAAGAGGTAAAAACAAAGTATAAGCAATTACAAATAGTAATATACTCAATACTCCTCT